GTAGAAGTCTGTACCTTTAACAGTCACACGAGGAATACCGTATGTAGCTTCCAAATCCACAGCAACATCTTTTGCTGGGATAAACCATGCTGTTTGCGAGTAAACTGGTGTAAATCCTTCTGGTAAGTCTTTTTGACTAGCTTCACCGACAGGACCAGTACCAACTTCACGAAATAGCGCTTCTTGCTTGTCGGACCAGACACGCCCAACAATTTGATTTTGTGCGTTGATCACGACTTCGTTCTTCAAACTACCCAATAATTCTCCACTTGAATATTTCATGCTAGATGATAACCGCAATTCGGCAGCTTGTTTGATCAACTCGGTGATTTCAAAAGTCGCATCCCACATCGCATCATCTAAAATTTGAGGCAGTGCTTTGGTTTTTCGACGTAAGCTTTCCAGCCCTTTGATTTCAACTCCCACGATTATCATTCCTTTCTAGCATAATGTTCTTGTGTGTCGAAAATGTCTGGATAGATTTGATTGTGAAGTCTGGTTCCTCGTCTTTGCCAACATATACACAAACACCATCTAGTTCGTTTTGCGCCTCGTTAATCGTATCGCCTTGATATTTGCAAGCTTTCATTGTTTCAAGCTTGCTACCGTAGATCTGAGCGTTTACCGTACCGCTTGCAGCTTGTACATTCATGCTCAACTCAATCGGATCAAACGGGTATGTGATTATTTCTTCTGCTTCTTCGTCATGAGTGACTTTTCGTTTTTTTAGGTAGACAATTTGTAAATCGCGTTCCCTAAGCCTCATCTGAACGACCTCACTTTTGCCACTCTGTAGCGATTGAGTTTTGATTGGATTTTTGCAGGAATACCAATTTCAAACGATTGAGATACGCCACCCTCAGCACGAGCGGTTTCTCCTTCGTTTCCTTCAGTATTTCTGCGGAAGATATACAAATCTTTAACAGAAGATGACATATTGCCCACAAGTACATCACGATTGCAATAATCCAAGGCATCATACATTGCATCTTTGATATCATCTTTCAAAACTTCGACGGACGTTGGATTCGTGATAGAAAACTTACGCCCTAGTTCGACAGCAAGCGTATCTAGGGCGATTTGATTTTGTTCCTTCATAAGCTATCACTCCTTACAAAGTTACTTGATTGTCATTCATCAACTGAATCAATGCATCACGATCAGCCTCTTCAGGAATTTCAACCTTTGCAGCTTCAAGCGCCTTACGTAAAGTTGCTTCTTTAACACCTTTGAACGGCACATTTTCGATTTCTTCGATTTTATCAAACAAATCATCATTCATATGATCGCCTTCGATGATTAATTCTTCACCTGAACCATAACGTTTCCCCGCATAGAATACGGGGATATCTTTTACTTTGACTTTAAACATGGTTTTTCCTCCTATGCGATTGGTTGTGCTTGGAACACTTCATCAGCAGCTGCAAATGAAGGCAATGCAGTTGCGACAGCTTTCGTCCAAGTTCCGACAGGATCACGCGTTTCATCGTAAACAGATGCCAATACATTGCTGACAAGCGTAGTATCAACCGCTGGATCCCGAGTCAAACGAGTTTCTTCTGCAGTAGGACCATATAGCGTTTCACCCAACAAATCATCATTGAACATTGCGAATTTGTTTTCAGGGAAATATTTCTTTGTTGTATACGTTCCGTCAGCTTGCTGTACTTTATATTTCTCGTCATAAGTACGAATTACTGGATAGCTATGAGTTTCCATGAATGCATCCAAGTCAGCTTGTGAAACTACACGCCCAGAATCTTTACCGAAGATTGCAGCAATGATTTTAGGATGGGTAGCAAGCGCACGATAGATTTTCCGAGAAGTGAGCGCACGAGTTGGCTTAGTATCCAATGCATCAATCCAGCGTTCGATATCAGCTAATGGATCAGAATTTTCGTTCGTCCAAACGTTCGTACCAGTCAAGGCTTCTTTGTGTTCAGTAGGAACATGGTAATCAAGCGTGAAGTTCAATCCATTTTCTTTAACCGTAACTTGACCAGAGGCTAATACTTCCATACGCATAGCTTCCACACGAGCACGTACACCTTGCACTAATGAATCGATATCATTGTAGACTTGACCTACTAGATATGCTTGTTCTGCAGGCGTGCGTGGATTTTCCAATGCAATGATGTCTGTTTCTTTTAATTGCATTTTGCGTTTGATCAAGCTCAATTCCAACTCTTGCTTGTTAGCAATACGGCTTCCGATTTCCGCCTCAGTATCGAAGTCGTGGATAGATGCTGCGATAGGGATACGACTACCACCGCTTAATTGATCCAATTTCAAAGAAGGTTGTTTGCGTTCAGGGAAAAGAGATTCACCTAGCAAAGGTTTATATTCGCGATCACGAACATAGTTTAAAACTTCATTTTGTGCAAATAATTCCATAATTGTTGGCATGTTTGTTTCCTCCTAATTTCTTTTATTCTCCGCCGCCAGTGGCTACTTTTGGTTTTTTGTTAGCATCGAAGAAAGTGATATTCTTTAATGCAGTGATTGCAGCATCCGTTGGGGCTTCTGGCAAACGGTCAGCTAGCACATAGCCGCCTACAAGAATCGCTACTGGTTGCGAGCCTGTATCATCATCCACAGTTACTGAATTAAATACAATACCTAAAGCTGTACTATCGTTAGCTGGATAGATTTCACCAGCTTCGAAAGATTTATCAGCTTGATAGGTAAAGTTTTGGAACGTTGCGCTAGCTAAGAAGTTTAACTGCTCAGCTGTCTTGATTGGTTTTACATACATTTGTGTTTCCTCCTATTTTTTATTTCCAAAAGGTATCATTGTCTGCTTTTGTACGACTGTTTGCATTTTTAGCAAATTGGCTACCAATAGACTCATCTGCAGAACCGCCACTGTTTCCAGCGGGATTTCCAGCAGATGCTGCTAACCGTTTATTCACGGCAGTTTCAACAGAAGAACGGAAAGATTTTTCTATGGCTTCGATGGATTTGCTACACGCTTCTGCATCTGTCAACACAACAACATCAATTAGTTCTTTAGGTAGCTCTTTTTCAGCTAATTGTTCCAACGATTGCGCACGTAGCTCACGTCTAGTAATATCTGCTTCACGTTGTGCCAATGCTTCATCCTGTTGTTGCTTTTCCAATGCTAACCGTTGTTCTTCGTTCATCTTGGCAAGCTTTTCACCTTCGCTTTTAGCTTCAGCAATACGCTTTTCTGATTCTGTCTGCCATTTAGATTGTGCAGTTTCAATGGCTTTAGAGATACGCTTATCAACTACAGAATCAAATTCCGATTGGTTAGCAAAAGAAATTGGTTTATCTTCTCCACCGGTTGAACCATCACCAGTTCCAGAACCATCGCCGCCTCCATCGCTACCATCACCAGCTCCATCTGCAAAATACTGCAATTTCATTTTCATCAAAGGTTCACGAGTGAGACTTGTTACAAAGCTATTCATCATTTTTTTATTTTTCATTTTCTTCCTCCGTCCCATACACCTCAAAAAGAGTATAAAAATAGTGCCCCATGCACGCTTTCGCCCACACACGACACTTACCATTTTTATCATTTTTGACACGCACACGATTTGATGTACTCACTTAATTTATAAAGCCCCAAGTAGTCAATGGGCTATAGAGTGATTTTTGAAAAGTTTGTCAAAGTTACTTGTTTTTCGACCGTTTTCTGCAATGATTGTCTTTTCTAATT